CGAGCAGCGTGTTATGGATGACCACATTGGTAACTTCCCCGAGGTTAATCCCTTGGATCTGAAGATTACCACGGTCTACCGTCCGCTGCTGTCAGGTATCCAGGTTATCGGGTCACCAAATGACCCGATTCGCGTACTCGAGGGTTATCCCGTCGATTACGTACCTGCACCTCCGGACCCTAATTCTTACCTCGCCGGCCTTGGGGCTGGCGATGTAATCAATTATGGTTGGGAGACTTTAGCGAAGACCAACATTAGTCAGCCTCATGTGAGTCTGCCTACGTTGATCGGCGAGTCGAAAGACCACGTCGCGCTAAAGGACCTGCCTGGTTACGTCAGAAACTTCGGAGCCAACATCCTTAAGGATGTAGCGAAAGGATATGTATCCTGGCGCTGGGCTGTGAGGCCTCTGATTAGTGACCTTGTTAAGCTTTGGAACTTTCGAGACGCTATCTATAAGAAGCGCCTCGAACTCCAGTTGCTTAACAAACAGAAGACTTCTCGTAGAAGGGCTGACTTGTACTCGGACTCCTATGTCGGTAGTCTCCAGACCAACGTGAATATTTCCACGTCGACTGGATTTACCGTAAGGGGTAGCAGACGGATTCTTGCAGAAGAAAACGTCTGGGGCGTGGTCAGGTGGAAACTTGACCCTAGCTTTAGTCTTCCTGAGGACGACTCCGAGCGTTACGATTACGCAAGGAAACTCGTCTTCGGGATTACGAGCCATGAGCTCCTTGCCACGGCCTGGGAGTTGACTCCTTGGTCGTGGTTCGCCGACTGGTTTTATGGTATTGGCAATGTTATTGCTGCTACCAATAACTCAGTCCCGTGTACGTGGTCAGGGAACTGTGTGATGCAACATACGGTCGCTTGGACCGAATGGGCTATCACGCAGGCACCGCCCTCTTGGGCCACCATTTCTGGTGTCCCAATTGAGCGGACCGAAAGAAAGAGACGGTTTGTTGCCGTCCCTATCCTTCCCTTTCTACCCTCTTTCCGTCCTCTCGTTTCCGGGAGGACTTGGTCGATACTCACCTCTCTGGCGGCGCTTCGGTTCCCGAAGCTCCCACAATATGGGAGTGGGTACCGAAAGTATCGCGAAATGCTTACTCGTAGAGTAGCAAAGCGATACGCTCCGTTCGTCCCACCTGCTAGGTGGGCCGTGAAAGGTGAGTGAGCTCTATGGCAAACTTTGCCGGAACGCAGGCGGTTACCTTTGCCGGTGGGTCTAAGACCCTCGTCAAGGTTAACCAGGATTCGTACTCCTCGGAGTACTACCTTCGGGAGTCGACCGCAGAGTACCGGATGAAAATCCGGCACACTCGTTCGACAGTCGGCGGGCTGCCTGTCGATCGCCACAACGTGGAGATCACGCAGGTGACTTTCGCCGTCCCGGACACCTCGCCCGAGTACACCCAAAAGGCGTACTTCGTCTTCGAGGCCCCG